GGCGCTGGCGGCACGAAGTCGGTTGTTGATTTGATCGTTGACCTTGGCACGGTGCTCGACGAAGCCAACTGCCCTGAGCAGAACCGCTTCATGGTTGTGCCTGCTAAGTTCGCTGGTCTCATCAAGAAGTCCGAGCTTAAGGACGCCTCGTTGACTGGTGACGGCACTTCGATTGTTCGTAACGGCCGCCTCGGTATGATTGACCGTTTCACGGTTTATGTCAGCCACAACCTCAAGGTTGATAGCGGCGGTAAGTACAATCTGATCGCTGGCCACAAGATGGGCTTTACCTTTGCCTCTCAGATGACCAACATGGAAACCATCCGTTCTGAGTCCACTTTCGGTAACATCGTCCGTGGTCTTCAGGTGTATGGCTACAAGGTCGTGAAGGGCGAGGCTCTTGCTCAGTCCGTCATCCAGTTCGCCTAATTGATAGGAGTTAAATCAAATGGCTGCTTATTCTGACTCGCTTGGATTCAATAAGGGAACTGCGGCATTTCCGGCTAATGTGACGGAAGTTTCAAAGTTCTCTGTTGAATTGGATTTTGCTAAAATTGTAGCTGCTCGTTCAGCTGCCGGTGCTACGGCTCTGCTTGCTACGGACACGCTGCAAGTCATCGCTCTTCCCGCTGGCTCGGTCGTTCTTTCGGCCGGTTTGCAAGTGACGAGTGTTGAGAGCACGAACACGACCGCTACGTTTGACCTTGGCTTCACGGGCGGTTCGCCTGCTGCGGCTGATGCTTACGCTAACAATCTGGCTTCGAACGCTCTTGGCTACGGCATTGCAAACCTTGCCAATCCGACTGCCGTGACTGCGGCGGATACGATTGATTTGCTCCTCAACACGGCTGTTCCGACCGATTGCGTGGTGGTTGCTTTTGCCATCGTCGCTAACGTTGCGGCTGCCTAAATTAGGGTGGGGGGCTTCGGCCCCCTTCTCTTAAGGAGACAAACATGGGTCTGTATACTGGTATTACGCAAGAAAATGTGACCGTTCAAGGCGGTACGTTGTACGACGTTACTATCTCTGGCGGTACTCTCGGCGGTACTCTTACTGGTAATGTTGACGCAACTGCTGGCTATATCCAGCTTCGCACAGCCACTTCTACACAGATTGCGGCTATCGGAGATGCAGTCAACACCGCTGGTAAAGCTGCTGGAACTATCGTTTTTGATACGACCAACAGCAAGATTAAAGTTGCTACAGGTGCCAATGCCAACTCTACTTGGGTTGACGCAGACGGCACTAACGCAGTTACTCCGTCGTAATTGGTCTGGCGGGGGGCGAAAGCCCCCTTGCCTTCTTGGAGATTTTTGAATGCCTACTAATCTTACTGGTAGTTCAGTAGCAAGCACGTATGACCAACTGCTTCATGTAGACGGTGGGCCTTCTGCTACCGAAAAGATTGTTTACAGCGGCACTGGTGTAGCTACGGCGCTTAAAGTTAGCACGGGTTCAGTATCTGTAGACAATCTTAAGTTGGATGGAAATACGATCTCATCCACTAACGCGAACGGCAACATTACTCTGTCGCCTGACGGAACCGGCACAGTTGCGTTTTCAAAAGCTGCCATTACGGGCGGCACGATTTCTGGCGTAGGTATCTCGAGTTTAACTGGCGCGATTGCTATTGCTGACGGTGGCACCGGTGGTACATCTGCTGCTACTGCAAGAACAAATCTTGGTATCGGCTCCAACGGTACTTTTGATAAAACCTACGGACAATTTGATTCACTAATAGATCAAACCGCAGTAGTAAATACTGCTACAGCTATTACATTTTCTAATTCGGGTACTTTTAATACCGGAGTTATACTTAACTCAAGTACGCAACTTGTTTGTGCCGCAGCAGGTGTATATGAAATTGTTTTGAGTCTACAGTTTGCAAACGCGGATACTAATGATCATACAGGTAGTTTTTGGTTTAGGATAAATGGAACTGATGTTCCTGACAGCGCGTTTATTACTTCAGTTCCTAAAGCTGCAGATGGTGGGAAAGCGTTTGTTGAAGGAACTTTGCTCGTAGAACTAACAGCCGGACAGTATGTAGAATGTTATTGGGCTAACAGTAACGCTAATGTGACTTTGGATTACACGGCAGCTTCTGGCGCAACCCCTGTTAGACCAGCGATTCCTTCAGCCATTGCTACAATTAAGAGGATCGGGTAATGGCTAAGACTCCTGCATGGCAACGCAAAGAAGGTAAAAATCCTAAAGGTGGGCTAAACGCCGCAGGGCGTGCGTCTTATAATCGGGCTAATCCCGGCAAGCCGGGTCTTAAACCACCTCAACCTGAAGGTGGCGCTCGCCGTGATTCTTTTTGTGCTCGTATGAAAGGCATGAAGAAAAAGCTCACGAGCAAGAAAACAGCGAATGATCCTAACAGTCGCATCAATAAAGCACTACGAGCGTGGAATTGTTGATATGGCTAAGTCAACTCCAAACAACAAAGCTCTGTGGTCGCGGGTTATTTCTGCAGCCAAGAGTAAGTTTGATGTTTATCCCAGTGCTTACGCAAATGCTTGGGCTTCTAAAGAGTACAAAAAGCGCGGCGGTACTTGGTCTGGTGCAGACAATCGGGTGAAACGTGGCCGCTAAAGGTGGCCTTGGCAAATGGTTTGGTGAGCAGTGGGTCGATATTAAGACAGGCAAACCATGTGGACGATCTGGTTCTGAGAAGTCTAAGCGTAGTTATCCGGCTTGTCGGCCTGCTAAAGCGGCACAAAGAATGACCGCCGCTGAAAAACGCGCGATGGCGAGTAGGAAAACAAGTTCGGCAAGACAGTCTTGGCCGGTGTCTCCGTCAGGAAAGAGGAAAGGTCGGAATGCCTAGGTATTTACGCAATAAGAAGGACGGATTTATCTACGAGTGGGACGCCATTCTGGATAAGAATCCGTCATGTGAAGAAGTTTCTGAGGAAGAAGCTTTCCCTGAAAAGTTCCTTAAACCTGCCGTCGTTGAAAAAGTTAAACGCGGACGGAAGAGGAAAGGAGAGCTTAACTTATCTACAGATGATATTCCTGAGGAACCTCTTTATACTTCACCGGAGTTGGCGGCTGACGCATCGAGGCGCTTACCGTAATGACCCCACAGGACGTAATCACGGAAGTTAGGCGGCTAATCCAAGACGAGGTGTCGCCCTACCGGTATTCAGATACCGTGCTTTTAGGATTTGTAAATCAAATACTTAAGCGCATGGCTCTGTTACGTCCTGACTTGTTTGCATTTATTGGGGATATCAGCATAACCGCTGATGAGGTTTTACAAACTCTGCCTTCTAATTCTATTCGATTGGTGGAGATTTACCGCGTTAAAAACGGAAATGCAATGACTGAAGTTTCGAGAGAAACACTTGATCAGTCAACGCCAAATTGGGTAGCTGAAACTGCGGGGACTCCTGTTAATTACGTGCGGCACGTTAGGAATCCGAATAAGTATTTTCTTTATCCGCCCCCAGTGTCAGGCACTGTTCTTGTTGGAGAGTATGTTCAAACTCCGTCCGACTATGGGCTAACAGCTACGATATCTGTACTACCCGACGCGTACTTCTCAACTCTAGTTGATGGAGTTGTGTATCTGGCAGAGTCTGTAGATAACGAACATGTCAACTCTGGAAGAGCTAAATTGTTCTTTGATTCCTTTACGCAGAGCCTTGGTGTGGCACTGCAGTCTCGTGTTCTTACCGATACTGAATCAGGCGGGATGGATCCGAAACAGGTGATATGATGGCAGATCGAGATTTTTCATCGCTTGTTAGTAGGGTCAATCCAAGTGTGCCGGGTTGTCCGCAACCTACTATGGTGCAATACATTCGGGACTCAGCAATTCGAACTTGTGAACGTACTTTAGCGTGGCGTTATCAGCCACCCGTATTTAATTTATCTCCGGGCGTGCATGAGTATTTGTACAGTAAACCTAGCAATACAGATGTTCATGCGATGTTTGAAGCGTTAGTTAATTGTAATGCTCTTTATAGGTTGACACTCGAACAAGCAATTTTTCAATACCCCTGTTGGGCTGATTTGTATAGTGGAATAAGTTCTACTGAGTTGTGGAGTCAAACACCTTCAAACGTGTTTAACGATCCTCAATACAACCAAGATCAGTTTAACCAACAGGATAACGTTGTACTTCCAGCATCTGCATTAGCTGACGCTAGTACTCCAATGGCAATTTGTCAGTTGAGTCCTGATAAGTACATAATTCTTCCACTACCTGATAATGATCGTGTGTATGAAATGCGAATGTTTTTGGCATTAAAACCAAAGCGTACAGCGACAGGCATGGATGAAGTAATGTTTGATGAGCTTGAAGATGTGATTATGCACGGAGCGTTGCAGCATCTTCTTGTACTGCCGAACGTCCCTTGGAGTGATAGAGAACTTGCGTCCTACCACGCACGACAGTATATCTTTCATTTAAACGAGCGACGGGCTAGAGCCAATCTCGCTAATATGCGCGGTACCGTAATGGCGCGTATGCAACGGTTTGGAGTGTAAAATGGCAATTAAACTTAAGAATAACGCCGTCTCGTTTCTTACTACTGCGATTGTAGGTGCTGATGTAGGACTTACAATAACTGCAGGCGACGGCAGCAAATTTCCAACTCTTGGCGTTGGCGATTATTTTTACGCAACAATTACTGATCCTAGTGGAAATTACGAAGTTGTAAAAGTTACTGCTGTCTCCGGAAGTTCTATGACAATTGTCCGAGGGCAAGAAGGAACTATTGCCCTTTCTTTTCCGGTAGGCTCTCGCATTGAACAGCGTATTACTGCGCAATCTATTTTAGACGTTGTATCACAAACAAGTCAAGTTAGCGTAAAAGATTTTGGTGCCGTTGGTGATGGTGTTGCAGATGATACCACTGCGATTACTGCTGCTATTGCAACGGGCAAATCAATTTTCTTTCCGGCGGGAACGTATCTTACCGATTTACAAACTCTATCAACGACTGGCCAAACGCTTTTTGGTGAAGGGCAAAACTCTGTCATTCTTGCTAAAACTGCAACGACTAACTTATTTAACGTCAATGCAAGTTATGTCACGTTCCGCGATTTAAGAATGAACGGCGCTGCAACTTCAGCAGCTAATACAACCTTTGCGATCTTTACGGCTACCGGAACTCCAGCAGGATTTTTAACCGTTCAGCGCGTATTGTTTTCGGGTAACTCAAGCGGCACTGGATTTAATAACGCAATTAAATTCGACAACAATTGCAATGATGGAACGGTCATTGATTGTACCTTTGAGCGCTTGTGGGGCACTGCTAGCGGCTATGGCTACGGCATCCTATGCGCAGGCAACAAAGCGACAATTGCTTATAACTGGTTTGGCGCAACAGCAAACAGAGGCAGACACGCCATTTATCTTTCTGCTGGCGCAAGCGATTGCGTAGTAACAGGTAACTTTGTATCTGGGTTTACCTATGAGGGTATTACACAGTTTGCCACTGCGTCTCCTTGTTATCGAAACATTTACACCGACAACATCGTAACCTCATCCGCTACGATTGCATCGTTCCCAATTGGGGCGATGGGCATTTACGGTAAAAGCGCAAACGCAATCATCTCGAACAACATTGTCGCTGGCTCCGGGTCTTGCGGCATCGTGCTCGATGGCACTGGCTCCGGTGGCGATCTTCAGAATACGATCATCTCTGGTAATCACATCAGCGCATCAGGCTTGATTGGTCTTGAAGTAAAAGGCGCGACGGCTGGCGAGATCGTCAACAACAAGATTTATGAATCTAGCACCTCAGTCGCAGGCACCTATTCCAACATTCGATTGATCAGCGATGGCACTACGGGAACGTCTGGATTCTTAATTAGCGGCAACCACAGCGCAGGCCCGACCTACTCGCGCTCAGCGTTCCAGTTAAATTCCACTGCGCCCACACCATCTAACTTAACGATTACGGGCAACCGCTTTGAGCAATGCAATCTGACAACCATTGAATTGTCAGGCGTGACTACGCCGATTGATGGGCGCATCATGTACCGCGAGGACAGCATTGCCTACGGTCCAATCGCTGACGGTGCATCGGCTAATGCGACTTACACCGTTAACGGTGTTGATCAGGGTGATACCTGCACGGTCAGTCACACCAATGCTATTGCAGGCGTATCATTCTTTGCCGCAGCGACAGCAAGTAATACCGTCGTTGTAACGGTAAGTAATTTGTCAGGAGGATCGGCGAGCATTGCTTCTGGCAGCCTCCGTATTGATGCGTGGAAACGACCGCCTAGCTTCTTGTAATAGCGAATAGTAGTTACTAATTATGGCAATTAAACTTCAAAACAATGCTTTCTCAACAGTTCCGTTAGCGGTACTAAGTAATGCAACGAGCCTTACAGTTGCATCCGGGGAAGGTAGTAGATTTCCGGCACTTTCTTCTGGGGAATATTTTTACGCTACTCTTTCTAATCTTTCTGGAACTTATGAGATTGTAAAAGTCACTGCTCGTGCAGGTGACTCAATGACAATTGTGCGCGGACAAGATGGCACTATTGCTATTCCGTTTGCAGCTAATGCGAGAATTGAACTTCGTATTAATGTAGCTAATGTCGAGGGGGGTACTTATACCGCTAGTGGATCAGGAGTAATAGCTCGTACACTACAAACCAAACTGCGTGAGCAAGTTAGCGTAAAAGATTTTGGTGCTGTAGGCGACGGCATTACAGTTGATACTACCGCAATTCAAAATGCTATTAATGCTTTAACAAATGGCGGCACATTGCATTTCCCTGCTGGCACTTATCGCAGCGGCGCACTTACAATCGGCAGCGCAAATATCAAATTTTTAATGGATGAGGGAGTCACATTAAGTTTCCCAACACTCGGTGTTGGCGTCAAAGCCATCACGGTCAACGCTAATAACTTCTCAATTGAGGGCGGCAAACTGCAAGGCCCAGCAGCGTCGGTGTATGTCGCTAATGAGAACGGTATTCACATGGTCGGCACCTCGACCTCTGTTCGCAAGAGCGGGTTAGAGCTACGCAATGTCGAGATCACGCAGTTCGGCGCGCATGGCGTGTATTGCCAGTTTGTCGATAACATCCTGCTGACCGAGTGTTATATCCATTACTGCGGATATGCAGGTGCGATGTTTTTGTCTTGCAATCATGGCGTGGCTACCAAAAATCGCATCCTGTACATCACGCCGGGAACGTCCAGCAATATGTACGGCATTTCGTTGACCCATGACTCAACGGGCTACAATAGCGATCCCAACGCGGGCACTAAACAAGCAGCCAACCCGTTCTGTTGGAACTGGTATGTTGGGCAAAATTATGTGGCATATAACGCTTGGGAGCCAATTGATACTCACGGTGGTTACGAAATTACCATTGACGGTAATCACGTTTATGCTAGCTACGGTGGTATTGCTTGTGCATCTTCAAGTGGTGATGCAACAGGTTACGCAGGCTATGATAATGCCGTTATCAATAACATAGTCGATGCGCGTAATCCTGACGGAACAGCGTCAGGTTATGAAAATACTAATTACGGCATTAACATCAACGGCGGTTCTACGCTAAACCATAAGAACGTGATCTGCACAAATAACATTGTTATTGGGCATGGTATTACGGCTAACACAAACTCTAGCGCTATCCAAGTGGTGTATGTACAAAACGCCAATGTATCAAACAATATCATACAAAAGTGGGGCGGCTCATGTATTGACATTACAGCCAGCTCTCGCATTACTGTTCATAGCAATAAATTCCTTGAGTTAGGCGACCCGATTGGCGGCGCGACAGATGTATGCTTGCTTTGCCAAGTAGTTTCATCACTTGGCTACACGATGA